GTGGTGTTCAGTCATAGCACGCTGAACATGCTTGAGCCAGCGTCTTCTTAGACTCTTGACGGGAGACCTGTCCTGAACATACGTGACGCCGATGTATGCCAGGCTCTTCACCTGGAGCATGTACACCAGGTGAAGCCGATCTTTCCGCTTCTTACGTCTCTTGATCATGTGCACATTATACACCAATGGAACACATAGTCAAGTGAATAGTCTAGAAAAATATACTTTTTTTAGTGCAAGGTGTAGAATTATTTTCTACAACTCTAAGTTGTAACTATGTCATCTTTTTGTATAGAAATCGTCAATTTCATAAGAATTATCTTGAAATTTATTCCAAGTTTTTTTCCAATTTCTTGTTTCCCTTCTTCGAGGAGATTCTTTTTTCTTTCCTCGAATAATATATTCCTCATCATAATCATATTCTTCAGTTACTCTATTATGACGATTCTTCTTCATTTGATACTATGTCCTCTTGATTGTCAAACTTTGATTAAATCTGGAAAGGCTTGTTTTACCACAGATAGAGTTAAACCTTTCACATGCTGTTTTTTAAGAAGCATGTTGGCATATATCTTAGCCTCTTTGGCTTCAAGAGACTCAAGAATTTGAATTAAAATTTCCTCTTTACGTTTGTGAGAAAGATTTGGATCAACTTTTGGATTGTTTTCCTGAAACAAATAAACACGACCTAATTCTTGATGAATTGATGTATACCCTAACCCTGCTGGAGCATCGGATGGTTTGTATTCAGGAATTGTTTTAAAACAAAATGTGATATTAGGATTAAATGTACCATTTAGCACATTATCTAATGCATATGTTTTATTTTTTCGGAGAATATCAATTTTTTCTTGTGTAGTTTTTGCATTTTCAAATTCTTCAAACACTTCATAAATCATTTTCAACATTGTATTTCATCCTTTAAAATTCATCTGCAATCTCAATCAAATTTTTGAGTTTGTTTTCGATTAAGTAATTCAAAAAGATTGTTTTGTTTTTTGGTTTTATATCATCATACATAGTCACAATTCTAGCTTGTAAATCTCTTGGTATACAATCTAAATCTACTAACATCTTGTTTCTATGATATCCATGTTTCATACTATCTGTAACACAAAAAACTTCTGGATCATTATTAATCCATTCAATCATTCTGTTCTTATTTATTCTTTTCTGTCTTTCACCTATAGCAAAGGTATTATCGGAAGATAGAAAGTTAGGAATACCATCACCAGTATCGCCCCTAATAATATGTTCTTTAATAAACATTTGTGGGTTTTCAGTTTTTAAAAATCTTTTAAGAATAGGGCTATATTGTTGAACATTCCTATATTTTTGAAGCTGAATAAAATCTTTATCCGAAGATAGAATCAAAATGTTTTCTGATGGTGAAAAACGAGTTGTGAGCACTCCGATAATATCATCAGCTTCAGCACCTTCAACTTCAAGAACACGATATGGCAAATTTTCTTTTATTTCATCACGAATTTTATTCAGTATTTCGAAAATACTTGTCCAATCTAAAGAAGATGTTTCCCTGTTCTTTCGTCGATTGAATTTATAAAAAGGAAATACATCTTTTCTCCATGATCTTTTGCTATCACAACAGATAATCATATTACCAAATCTAGTCTTAAATTGTTTATTAAACGATCTTAAACAATTTAGGCTAATGTGCCTAATCAAATCTTCATTGAGATTTAATTTTGTGTTTCCATTCAAATGAACCATAATACTCGATATGATCACTTGATTAAAATCGACGAGAATAATGACACTTCTCCAATAATAAGAATTGTTCTTGCATTTCTGTTTCTTCTGGCATAATACTAATATTCACGTGTTCATCTATAAACTTTTGAAGATCATGTGGTATATTTAATGCTCTATATACTGTTGCTCTATATATAGATGACGCATAATAAAAATCTTTTACGAATGTATCTTTTTCAACATCGATACCATAATTAGACAATTCAATTAATATATTTTGTTCTATATCATCACATAATGCATCTGCAAAATTCTTAGTGCCTATTGTTTTCATTTTTTCAATGTATTCATTATTCATATTTTCACGTACAATTTTGTCTTTCGGAAACTGTAATATTTTTTCTGTCATTTAATTGCCCTAATAATGAGTGTATCGTTATTTATTCTACCTTTTGCTTTTTTCTCCTTGGTTTTCAATTCACTCATTAGTTTTTTAAGGGCTACTTTACCACCTTCAATAACTCGAGGCAAAGTAACATCTGGCTTTCTCAGTGTCTTTGACACAGACAGTTTTTCATCAAATCCAATGATAGTTGAACCCTTAACTGATAGACCTTTACCCAGGGTATTAAATACACTCAAAATTTTGGTCTTATCGTTATAAGTCCACACCTGAATTGCATCAACAATTTCAGTTGGTTTGATGCTTTCAATATTACCACTCTTTTGCTTGTACTTAAGCTTTGAAACAATAACTGCTGCAGGTTTAATTTTCTTCTTTCGTGGCTTTCTAGTAGTTTTGATAACAATTGACTGCGCATCACTTAGAGCCAAGATTTCTTTGAGAAGACCAAGATACTTTTTACGCAATGGTTTTGAAAGATGTTTATATGCATCCTTTATTTCAGGATCAGTGCTCTTAAAATCATCAACACATTCTGCATAGATTGGCTCATAATAATTTTTAATTAACTTGGCCACTTGAGGCTTAACATTATTTTCTCGGAACCACACAGTCAAGTCCAAGTCAATATGCCCCTTTAGAATAAGGGTATCAAGAACTTCTTCTAGATCCCCAATCAAATCAGAAGCTCTGTTTTTAATACGGTCTTGAATTGAGATTACATTGTCATTTGTATCAACTGCTTTTTGAACAGGCAATACAACACTTTCAATAAGTGAATGCAACTTATCTAGCATTTTCTTAGTGTCAGATTTATCAATGAATCCACCATTAGATAAAATCCGACATTGCCAACCAATCGTGCGAAGTTTGATTGGTTCGATCATTCCAACTTTCTTGAGAATTGTATCTGATACTTTTTTACCTTTTAGAAAAGTGATGACAAATTTCTTGGCATCATCATTATCATGATTATAATTGTACCAATTATATGCTCTAATGTAATCAGATACACTGGATTTTTCATCCAGCACTGGCTCATCACCCAAAACTTTCTGGTCAAGAGTTTGTCTCCGCATTTTTTTCCTCTAGATCGCTGAAGGTGTATGTCTCAAATTCCGTTATCAGGCACGTTCCATACTCACTATACTCGACCTGACTGTCCATGTCAAGTGCAAAATCCCATGCTTCCTCAAGATTGGTAAAGACCTTAGAGGAAGCAAAGGACTCGACAATTGCTTTGGAATTAGGAACATATTTACCTGACTCGGGAATATATGTTCCATAAATATTATCAATCGCTTGCATATGCATAACACGATACTCAGGTCCATAAGTTTGAAGAATGTATGTTCCGTTGTCACTTGACATTTTATCTTCCATTTGCTGTTTTTAAAAATTTATCTGCAACATGTGTTGAACACCAACTATCGGGTTTTACCATTGGAATGATATTACATGTTCCTTTGATATATCCGATTGCTTGGTCAAGAATTAAGCTTGAAGCATATCGTTTATCTCGATTGATGTCAAGATGTATTTCTACGTCGCGAGTGCCGATTATTTCGGCTAATTGAAGATATAGTTCGGATGCTTTATATACTTCTTTCATCAATCTGTGTGTTGGTCTTTTCTTATCTACAGTGAAATCTAATTCTGTTACTTTTTCACCAAAGATTTTACATCCATGTGATTGATCAATATGAATAACAACAACGAGAAAAAAGTCGGCATATCTTTTGCCTTTATAAAGACGAACTTCGGAATCACAGCCAATATAAATCTTAGATTGTTCACTCTGATTTGATATAAAATCTTTTACTTCTGCCAACTTTTTCTCATTGAACATATTATTTTTTAAATCTCCAATTCCATTTTAGTTACAGAATCAACACGAAATGACCGCCAAGCATTCTTATCCATATCCCACACAGCTAAAGAATCTAAGCTTTGTTTTCGTGTTTTTTTCTCCATTTGTTCATCATTATCCAGAAATACTGGAGGTAAAAATTCTTCAATAAGAGTGCATTTCATCTTTCGTACTGATCCATCCGTCTTAGTGAATGTAACATTCACAATTGAATTTTTCAATACTTTTTCAATTTCAGTTCGTGTCATAATCATCTGTTTTATCCTTGATGAAGTTTTCAATCTCAGTCTTAATGGGGTCTTCTAACAATTTATCAGTTATATCATTCTCTAGAAGATAAACAATAAGTGTTGCTGCTAAATTAATAATGAAATAACTATAATTATAATTTTTCAAAACAACACTAAAAAAACTCATAATTGTTAGAAAATATATCATTCTATTAGTTATGCATAACAAACCATATAACCCAATAATCTGTTTCATTTTTGTTTTTTCATAATGAGAGTTGTGAAATCGATTACATCAAACATGTTTTTCAACTCATTATATCCACCAATCAGTTCACCATCAATAAAGATTTGTGGTGTTGTTATTTTTTCAGATCGATTAAGTTTTTTAACCAGATCATCTTTAGTATAGTCTACACCATATTTTAATTCTGTATAAGAATAATTATTAGTTTTTAATAGTTCTTTTGCACGATCACACCATACACAATTGTCTTTACTATAAATGACTACATTATCTTTACTCATACTTTTTTCCCCAAAGATTTAGCATCATCTGCATCTGTAACAAACATATATGCCCCTTTGTTAGTGTATGGTGCAACACGCTTTTTCTTTCTTTCTGTCTCTGCTATGACTTCTTTTTTCTCATCGAAGCCACGTTTCCATTTATAATCATCAATAGATTTCTTGAATCCATTTTGAGGAATGGTATTGGAAAGAGGAATATTATTTGGACGCAACACATTACTAGGCATATTGTCTGGATTATTTAGACGCTTTTTGCGAGATTTGGGCGCAGAAATTCCCATAGACATCAAAAATCTTGCATGTTCTGCTTTGGCTTTTCTAAGACTTTCAGATTGAGGAATAGACTTTTTGGATGAGCTTTGACGTGTGTAGATGATAGCCAACTTTACCTCCACGGTTAAGTGTCATTACCATATCACAAGATTTTAGAAGTGTCAATGATTTTTATACGAAAAAAATGCAATACACAAGTATTAGAAATGATGATATGAATGCAATATAACTTAACATCATATACAATTTAGAAATATAATCCATTGTTTTTCCCTTTTTTAATAGAATTGATTATAATAATCAACTTCGGATTCAATTGAAGAATAGAAAGGAACTACTGATTCCCACATTTGGTCACTTTCATTCCATTTATAATGTGAGATATACCAAGATACCAATTCTGGAACAGAATATTCGGATAAATGTGTTGGACGCACATTATATTGATCTTTATAAGAATCATGCACCAACTGATGCAACTCATCATGCGACATATGCATGAGTTTGTCTGTTGCTTGATGTTCTGTTAGCATTGTTTGTGGATTCCATCCTAGAGAGGGACCAGAAGCAAACCCCACAATGTCACCATCAAGGAATACTGAGAATTCAAATCCTTTGGAACGACCATATTGAATGGCTTCGTCAAGAGTTTCAAACACTTGATCGGCCAGGTAGTTATGATTTGTCCAATAAAGTTCGTACATTGCATGTCCTTTGTTGTTGATCATGCCGGCATCATACATGGATCCATCATGATGTCAACCACTATTTTGCATAACTGATATGTATTGGATGCATACCTATGTTTTTGAGTATATCAAAAATAATGTTTGTGTTAATGAAGTAATGTCTTTTAATTTATTAGCAATTTTCATTTTATTTTTCTTTGAATCATCTTGTGAAAGTTCTTTGATTTGTTCGATTAGATTTTCAATTTTCTGTAATTCACTCATTTGAGATGTAATCCATTTTATTATATTCAATCATATACTTTTATTCTAACAGTCTTATTACCTTTTAAATAAGAAGCAGAAATTCTGTGATTTCCGTCTGGTATATGAATTTTTCCATTTACGTTTAATCCTCTTAACTCTCCTGAAGCTTTATCATCACCTTTTATTTTTTTCTGAATACCTTCTGGATCCAAGTATCTCTGAGGTGTTCTAATATTTTTAATAGGAACATCTTGCCATTCACCATCATCACTTTTTCTTTTGTGTAATTTCATCATTACATTAAAATGTTTTTGTGTAAATCCTTCTTCTGGAGTTGATGCTTTTAAAACGGGAGGAAACATCATTCTTGATGGTTTTTTTCTTTTTGCTCTAGCAAAAATATATGCTGCAAGTTTTGCTGCTCTATCAGTTGTTCTAACTGCTTCTTCTAAAAATTGCTTGAATGATTTCATTTGAGATGTGACCTTCTGATTTTACAACTAATCCAATAGTTGTAATATTTATCATTCAACAAACAATCTCTCATTAATATCTCTTTAGATTCCATATATGAACAAAATCCTTTAGATTTACATAGATGAATGATTTCTTTTTTGATAGAATGACCATTCTTAATATCTTCATTAAGTTGTTCATTGGATCCAGTGTATGTAATCCAATCTGAAGCAACTCGCATCTTCTTTTTCTTTTTATTCTTTTGATATGTTTTAGACTTAGTAAATAATTTTTTTCCTATATATTGTTTATTATTTGTTTCATTAGTGATAATATAAACAAAACCAACATTATCATCAATCATATTTTCAGTGAATTCTTCACCTTTATATGCCCACATAATATACACTCCCATGATTTGTCATGAAAGTATATAGTATCCTTTTATTATTATTTAGTCTAAGTCGGATTCTTTTTCATCATCTTCATTATAAAGTTCACCACCACAAAAACAGCAGAATTTGGGATATCCTGATGTTTCATTTGGATCAAAAACTATTTTAAAGAAAGATTCGCACTCCTTACATTCTTTGTTTTCTATTTCTCTTTGTGACATTATTATTCCTTATCTGGCGGTACTAAAAACATTCTATGTATTCTATATTTTCTTGTTGCATGTTCATAATCACTGTGACCATCATGTTGTAATGTGGCTCCACGTTTTACCAATACTTCTTTTTCTGATAATCCTGAAACATGTTCTGGTATATGCATAGCAGGACTACCTTTAGGTAAGTATAAATGCATAATATGATGTATACCATCATCATTCGGAGTAGCAAATCTATTAGCAACAGATTTATCATGACTAGTTGATATATATGCGGGCGAATGAAGTTGCCCCTTTTCATTCATATGTTTTGTTGGGTCAAATCCTATGCCTGAATAAACATGAACTCTCTCTTTTATTTTATTTTTATCTATTGCATTATCTAAATGTTTGGCATGTTTCTCTTGATTTTCATGAAGTCTGCCATTAATAAGACCAATATTTAACTTCCTACTTGATCTTGTGTATTGATTTATGTTTCTTTTTTCATCCGGATTTAAATTTTCAGCTGATCCTAAAACATCTTCTATAGGTGTTCGACGCGGAATATGATTATTGTCGTTGTGTCTTAACCAAGAATCTATGTGTTCTTCTTGGATATTTTCTTTTGGTATATCAGATTTACCATCACCAACATGTCTAAAGTGAATAGGAGCAGGAATAACGCCACTGCCCCTATTCATTTCACTGCGAAGTTCTTTTAGTGTTTTCATTAAAGTTCACATCCTCCAGCAGCTGTGCAATTTAATTCTTGAGTACCAGTTGTTGTGTCTCTGGTCTCATATATAGACAACTTTGACCAATCAACATTTTTAGGCATCTTAGCTAATAGTGTCTCATATTCTTCTTTGGTGCAATCTTGATATGGTGCTTGAGCGTACACATGATCAGAGAATGGCAAGAATGATACGCCAGACAAATGATCAAAATGTTTCCAGCACCATGCACCAACTTCTGGCCATTCTTCTTCTTTCACAGAAATTGTAATCGAAGGTTTGTGCTCACACCATGCTGTTTGATAGACTAACCACAATTCGAGTTGTTCAATTGCAGACATGTCTTTTCTAAACACCGCATTTTCTGGTGCCTTGACAGGGAATGAGAAAACATATGTATGATCTGGCTTTGTTACATCATCTTCGACAGGGAAGCCCATATCCAACATCATCTTGGCTAATGGATCTTTCTTATCAGCCCTTACGGTTCTGATGTAGTATGGAGAATGGCGAGCATGAATACCCGAAGCAGAATCTACCAATTGTGAAACTGTGCCAGACGGCTTCACACATGTAACAGCAGCAGATTGTTTAATACTAAGTTTTTCTGACCATTCCTTATTTGTTTGTACTGCAACAGAACGAAGATCGTTTAAAAGTTTTTCAAGCTCAAATTTATATACTTCACCTCCCGACATATTCAAAAGATTGTTATCTAGTATACCTGTAAGAGATACACCAAGAAGTCTTTCTTCTTCACAGTTTTCTTTCCATTTCTTTGAAATGTACTTAAAGTTTGTTAATGTACTTTGTATTGTACCAAGAATTGTAGCCAAACGAACCTTTCTCTTGAGATCATCAACAGTATCTGTTCCACGAACAACAACTTCTGTTAGATTACAGAATTGACGTGAACG